TTGTAGAGACTGAGGCTGTTGCCTGTGCTTTTGCTAAAGCAATAGCTCCAGCACTTGTGGCGGCAAATTTTGCAGTAAGAACAGTTAAAGATGCTGATAAAAAACCACTTGCAACAGTTAGACCTTTAACAGCAAAAGCGATTCCAGTAATAACCAACGCCGTTTGTCCTTCTGAAGTATTTAAAAAATTATTTAATCCTCTTAATAAAGAAGTAAATGCAGAGGTCGCATCTAAAACGGCAGGGGCTAAAACTTTACCAATTTCAATTGAAAGTTTTTCAACTTCATTATTAAGAACTTTAAACACCATTGTCGGATCATTTTTTATTAATTCTTTTAATGCTTTACCGCCTTCTTTTTCTATTTCTTTAAATGCAGCGACAACAACATCTTTTGTAATTTTGCCATTTGCTGCCATTTCTCTTAATGCGCCTACATTCACTCCAAGTTGATCTGCTATTGGTTTTAAAACAGCAGACATTTGTTCAGAAATACTGTTAAATTCATCACCTCTTAAAACTCCTGAACCTAAAGCTTGCGTTAATTGACGCATGGCTCCCGCTTGTTCTTGTGCTGATGCTCCTGAAAGTATTGCTGCTGTGTTAAATCCATTAAATATTGCCGTTATTTCATCCATTGTCGATCCTAGTGGCGCAAGTCTAGCTTGTAAATTTGTAACACCTTCTAAAGCATCAATTGAACTTAATCCAAATTTTGTTTGTGCTTCTGTTGCAAGATTTAAAGATTGGCTATATGTTCCATTTTCGTTTGTAAGTATTTTTAATCTTTGGTTTAACTTCTCAAAACTTGTTGCTGCTGTTATGGTATTTTTTGCTAATAATCCTATTCCAACACTTGCTAACGCTGTTTTTAATCTATTAACACCCGCGTTAAGTTTTGTTGTTTGACCCTGTACATTTTTTAATGCTCT